AGTACGATCATACAGAGGGCAATCACTTTGCACTTGCATACTTTAGAGAAGATTTAAAAGCTATGGATTGCAACCCAGATATCTATGCACAGCAAAAAGAAAACAAAGAGAACCCACACAAAACTAAACATGTTGACGAGTGTTTAAAAGCACTTGGATATAGTGGTAGATACAATACTGATGATAATACAGGAATGGCAAAAACATTTGATGAGCCATATTATCTTGATGTTATTGGAACATCTTATTGTCGTTCAAGAGCAATAGCCTGTACTAAAAATGAGTATAAGCAATTTGAAACTTGGAGAATTGCAAAAGCTAATGTTGTATCAAAACACCAAACATGGATTGATACAATCACTAAACAATGCGATCAATTAAAGATTGGCTTGAAAGCATACAGATATCTTAGCGAGGGTATTGAACTTGCAACTGAACTTGGAATACAAGTTGATGAGGCTGAGTTAATTAGAACTAACTCAACAGGTTTGACTATCTATAATCCAAGCAACTTGGCTAGTATGATTAAGGGCATGAAGAATAAACAATCAGCTAACACAAGNGAGGCNAAAATNTTNGCAAGAAAACAATATGAAGAAAGTTTAAATTAAGGGGTTGACTTATAGGGCTATCTAAAATAGGATAGTCCTATATAACTAGAAAGGTATAAAACATGATAAAAGACAAAACATTTAGAATAACATTCTACTCAAACAAAGATCAAAAGCATATCACAAGACGAGGTAAGCATGACGACAACTCAAGATTTTGGACAAGTAAAGTTGGCGAGGCTTTATATACTTACTTTGATTTAGATCAAGAGGGATATAGAACTGCCAAGAAATCTTGGACTGTGAGGTACTAATGCCAACAAATAAACATTTTTGCCAAGGACCATACTGCCATACTAGAACTACTAACGATAGGTTTCTAAAATCGAGAGGTGTGTTGCGTGGTAAGTTTGCATACTCAACAATGGACAGAACACCTAATCAATGGGGTTGGCAACCAAGTGGTTCTGATACATATTTCTGTAGTCAAGGTTGTAAACATGAATGGTTAAATGTTAATATGACTAACATTGAACAAGGTAGACCAATAGAGTTTATCAGACACAGACGAGAGAGCCAAGGTTATCACAAGGTAACAGGCGACGATAGTTATTATGGTCCAAGAACTACTATTGAAAAGATTGACAATAGGACCGAAATAGACTAGGATAATCCTATAACAGAAAGGTATAATATGACAGAACAAGTACAAGTAAACACAACAGCAGAACAATTTAAATTAATCACAGATAAAAAAGATGAGCCAGATTATAAGGCAGTATCTAAGTTTGTAGGTGGTATGGTCGAGGTTGTGCAGTTTCCTAATGGAGATTTATTATTACTCAATGAGGAGGGTAAGTTAATGGGACTACCATTAAATCCAGAGGCGACAGCATTATGGCGAGCACACTTTACAAAAGATAAATATGCATTTGGCTACGATGACTTTGTTGTAGGGCCTGCAATGGTTATACAAAAAGATGCGCTCAATACTTGGGCGTAACCTTTCTTGCCTGGTACCGATAGAGGTACCAGGCCAAACATACAATTACATTTACATATAAACAGACCCGACCACCCCTAAGCATAAAAGGGGTCCCACTACTTTGACCTATAAAGCTTGATTCAGACATTTAAAGCTGTTAAATTCATTTTAACATCTGAAAAAAAGATGCAAAAAAATTATAAAAAATTTTTTCATAATGGATATTGACTTTAAAGAAATAGAGAAATTACCTTCTGACGTAAAAAAAGAGTTTATTAAAACTTTTTTAAAATTTCACGAAAAGAAAAAAGAATCTAAAATACAAAGTGATTTTATGTCTTTTGTAAAACATATGTGGCCTGACTTCATAGAAGGTAAACACCATCAAAAAATTGCTAACAAGTTTAATCAACTGGCAGAGGGTAAAATAAAACGACTTATAATAAACATGCCGCCCAGACACACTAAGTCTGAGTTCGCTTCGTTCTTGCTACCCGCATGGATGGTAGGTCGTAATCCTAAACTAAAAATTATTCAATCAACTAATACCACAGAATTATCTGTAAGGTTTGGACGTAAGGCTAAGACTCTTATGGACTCACCAGAATATAAACAAGTGTTTAAAACCAGACTCAACCCTGACTCTCAAGCTGCTGGTAAATGGGAAACAGAACAAGGTGGAGAATATTATGCTGCCGGTGTAGGTTCAGCTATCACTGGACGGGGTGCAGATCTATTAATAATTGATGATCCACACACGGAACAAGATGCTATGAATCGAGTAGCCTTGGATAGGACTTATGAGTGGTATACATCAGGACCACGTCAACGTCTTCAACCAGGTGGTTCTATTGTTGTAGTTATGACCCGTTGGAATGAAAAAGATTTAACAGGTAGATTAATGAAAGCACAAAAAGAAACTAAAGCAGACAATTGGGAAGTCATAGAATTTCCTGCAATCTTACCCACTAAAAAACCTGTATGGCCTGAGTACTGGAACTTGAAAGACTTAGAAGCAGTTAAAGCCTCTATTCCGTTATCTAAATGGAATGCTCAGTATATGCAAAACCCTACTTCAGAAGAAGGAGCTATTATCAAAAGAGAGTGGTGGATAGATTGGGAAAAAGATTATATTCCTAAACTAGAGCATGTCATACAAAGTTATGACACAGCTTTTATGAAAAANNANACAGCNGATTANNNTGCTATTACNACNTGGGGNGTGTTTCGANAAAAGACGAAGACTCTCCGTTTAGTTTAATATTATTGGATGCTGTAAAAGATAGATATGAGTTTCCCGAACTTAGACGACTCGCAAAAGAACAATATGATTACTGGCAACCTGAATCTGTAATTGTTGAAGCTAAAGCCAGCGGTCTTCCTCTGACGTATGAGCTTAGAAATATGGGTATCCCAGTAGTAAATTTCACTCCATCAAAAGGAAACGATAAACATACCCGTGTAAACGCGGTTGCACCTTTATTTGAATCTGGTATGATATACGCTCCTAAAGAAAAAGATTTTGCACAAGAAGTTATTGAGGAATGTGCAGCTTTTCCTTTCGGCGATCATGATGACCTAGTTGACTCAATGACTCAGGCACTCATGCGATTTCGTCAGGGTGGTTTTTTAATACACCCCGAAGATTATAAGGACGAAGAATTACCAAAAAGACAAAGGACATATTACTAATGAGTAAAATCACAGGCACAGGCGCAGGTATCAAATTTTTAATTTCTGCTTTTAACATGGTTAAGAGAGGAGAAGTAAAAAGTTTAGATGAGTTGCTTCAGTTTGCTAAACAAGAATTTGGAGAAATAGATTTAGGTTTTATAGATCAAATTAAAGATACCTTTAAAAAAGGACAAGCTTCAGCAGTTACAGAAAAAAGAACTAAAGACATTATGAAAGGTGATGTAGTCGAAGAAAAAGGACTATCATCATTAATGAAAGAATTAGAAGAAAAAGCAAAAAATTTAAAAAAAACTTTAGATGAAAGTAAAAAATCATCTTTGACTACGCTCGAAGATGCACTTGACGCTGCAACTGGTTTTAGAAGATCTATGGGTTCTAAAGATAAAACTAAACCTTTTAGAACTCCAGACATGCCTTATCAAAAAGAAAATCCAAATTATAGATTACCTGGTGGTAGTATGTATGCAGAAGGTAATTTAAGAACAGCTATAAGACAGTTTTTAAAAAGTGAAATAGAAGCAGGTAATTTAAAAGTAAATGAGACAGATGCATTTAGGGTAAAAGAATATTCTCCAATGATGGAAGATGATCCAATAGATGTATTTAGAAGATACTACGGAGAAGATGCTTTACAGGCTGCAGATGATATGGCTGATGCATTAAAAGAAGGTACATCATTTAAAAACTACGAAGAAATATTTAGAAGAGATATGCCTGAAATAAAAGTTAAATTAGAGGGCGCAGGAGAATATGATTCAATTATAAAAGAAACACAAGAAATTTTAAAGAAAGCACAAGATGATGCAGATTATGCAAAAACTTTAGATGAGTTTGATGTAATTGACAGAAAGAAAAATAACATGGGTGGAATCAATAGACTCGGTTACGCTGACGGAAATAATGATCCTAAAAAACTAATTAAAAAAATACCGAAGGTTGGTAAAATAGTATCAGGATTAGAATCTTTAAAAANTGCTATTGGTAAAGTTATGACTAAGTTTGGTGAGGATGCAATCACAACTGCAGACAAAGCACCTACCCCCTCTAAAACTTTAGAGCGTGATATGTTTAAAAAAGCAGATGAAAATTTTAAAAACAAAAAAATGTTAGATGATGATGAGTATCAAGATTTCTTAGATGAAGTAGGTGGTGCGGATCAATTAGAAGCATACAACTTCGATGGTACAGTTGGAGATGCTAAAAGAATTATAAAAGAACAAAAACAATATATGGATGATATGGAACTAGAATATAAAAAAGGTAATCTAGATCCAGAACCAGGAGACAAATCTCCAGCTAGAAAAAGATTCCTACAAAACAAACTTGACGAGATGGAAATGTCTGGTGACAAAAGATTAATGACAATAGATGAGATTGAAGAACTATCTTCTTTTGATTTAGGCTCAGAAATGGATGTAGCAAAATCACTAGCGCCTAAAATGGTAGAGCGACTAGAACTAAAACAAAAGTACCCAGGTATTACTGATGACCTGTTAGATAAAATTTTAGTGGATGATAACATGCAGAGAAAAGCAGAAGTGCTAGCAACCATTGATGAAGCATTTAAGATGATGGAAAAGGGTAAAGGCCCTGGTGAAATTTTAGATACTATTAAAAATGTAACTAGAACTAAAAATTCCGAAGGCGGATTTAACACAATAACTTTAGATAAAGAATTTACAAAAGTATTCGAGGACGCTAGCTCCAAGAAGCTCGCTGCGAGAGACGAGAAACAAGCAGCGAGGGAAAAGAGATACCGAGAGCTAATTGCTTCAAACAAGTTTCCAGAGTTAAATAATTTTTTTAGAGAAAAAATAATTCCAAGAGTTCAAGCTAATATCGGTGGAGCATTTACAACAGGACAAAGACAACAAAGAGCTAATCAATCTTATCAAGATTATTTAGCAAGACAACAAACATCAGGTACTGCATTTAGACCAGGACCAGGTAACAACCCTGTAGTTAATTTTCCGACTTTTAATCCACCAACTACAACACCTACTCCACCAACTACAACACCTACTCCACCAACAAGCGGAGGCGGAGGTGGAGGCGGATCAAGACCACCTAGTTACACTCCACCAAATACTGGCGGCGGTGGCTCTGGAGGGGGAAACACTTTTTATGGTAAAGGAAATACAGGCGGAGGAGGTTCCGGTGGTGGCGGTGGTGGCGGTTCTACTCAACCTTTTGATCCAGGACTGCCAATGGGTGCAGCTTCAGGAGCAGAAGCAATTGCTGCATATAAAAATTATTTAGCAGGAGTAGATAGAAGTACAACACCTTTCCAAATGTTTGATCAATGGAGAAAAGGAACTAATAAATATCAAACAGATCAACTTCTTTACGATTTAACTAGTGAAGATGGTCAAAGTCAATATCTAGCAGATAAATCTTATCTTGATAATTTACAGGGGTGGAAAGACCCTAGAGGAGGAACAGGTAAAGAAGCTGTTGCTGCATATGAAAAATATTTAGCAGGGCTTACTGGTGGTAGTCCTTTAGGTTTTGATTCTTGGAGAAGAGGAACTGCTTATGAAAAAGAAATGAATTTTTTAGAAGATGATTTTAGAAAATTAATAGGACTTAAAGATTTAGTAAATAAAGGTCAAGAAAGTGGAAACTTTAAATATGATCTAGGTGGAGGATACACAGGGGAAGATCCAAGAGGCACCGGCCCTGGTTATACAGAAGAAGGAGAAGGATCTCAAAAAGCACCTCCAGGTTATGAAGGTGACGATAGCGAAACTTTCTTAGAAAAAAAGAAAAGAGAAGAAGCGGAAGAAGCAGCTAAAAAAGAACAAGAAGAAAAAGAACAAGATGAAGCTGGGGAAGTAGAATACGTTCCAGAAACGACAAATATCAATCAAATAAGTGAAGCATCTAAAAATGTGGATACTTCCGATCCTTCTGAATATAGTCAATTTATAAATGCAAATGCTAACAAAACTGTTGGTAAAGACAGTAGAGGAAAAATATTTACTTTAGGTAATTTGATAAGAGCTGGTCTTTTTGTTGGTTCGGGAGGTTTAACTGGTATTGCAGAAAAAGGAGTTGAAGGACTTTTAAAAACTGCAATTGAACAATATGCTAAAAAGAAAACTGCAGAATACCTTGCAGAAAAAGTAGGTCTGGGAGGTTCAAAAGAATTACCAGAAACAGCCTTGTCAAATAACTTAATAGGTAGTAATACCATGACACAGCTTAATAAAGGAGGACGTGTGAAATTATATAACGGCGGAATACCAGGATTTACAGAAGCAGAAATTGCACAAAGAAGAAGACAACAGTTAATGGATTCTCGGGAAAGAAACCGAACATCTTATTCACCTGTTCCTAGTCCTATTGCACCTGGCGGAATACCAGGNGGAGATCCTATACCTCCTCAACTTAACCCTATGCCTCCTGCAACAGAAGAGCCTTATTCACCTGTCCCTAGTCCTATTGCACCCGGCGGAATACCAGGAGATAGACCAATTACAGAATCACCTTTCCCTGGAACAGGAGCTTATACACCACCTGGCGGTGAAGAATTTACAGCTGTTCCTGGCGGCGGAGGATCTGAATATCAAACTTATATTACAAATTTGCCAGGCGCAGGAGCTGCTACAAACTTACCCGGATCCGGAGCACCAGGCTCTAATAATTTAGAAGGTGTTCCGATGCCATTTGGAATGCCAGGAATGCCCGGCGAAATGACTGACCCTATAACAGGGCAACCTCAAGATCCAATGCTTGCAAAATACGGAGTTGCTATGAGTGACTTTGATAAAATGACCATGGATCAACAAGATGATTTACATGAAGCAGTACGGTATACTGAACAGTATGGAAGAGAACCAAATACTCAAGCAATGATATTAAAAGAAAGAGGAATTAATCCAGATCAGTTTAGAAAACCTGATGGCTCTTATGATCGTTTAGGTCTAACACAAAAATATATGGAAAGCGGTATTACAGATCTTTTTACTAAAAGCGCGGACCCTGTAAATAGAGCAGATCCAGAAATGGCAGAATATTTTAAAATAGAGGATGCTAAAAAAGATTTAATTCCAGAAGATTTAAGACAAAAATTTATGCCAACGGGAAATGAAAGTTTTAGAGAATTACAAGAATTAGAAAAGAAAGCTTATGCAGCTATATCTGAGTGGGAAAGTTCAATGGAACAACAGTATTCAAATACTCCGGGACATCCTTTTTACAATCCACCTTACAGAGAGAGAAAAAGTGGTACTATTGGACAACCAACTTATACTCCAGGAGAACAAGTAAAACGAGAAATAGAGAGACAAGACTCAAATTTAAATCCATACGATCTTAGTCAGGCGCCTCAGGGTACGTTTGCTTCAGGTGGAAGAGCAGGATTTAAATTTGGTTCTATGTTAGAAACTTCTAACCCTAATTTTGGTAGACAGAAAAAAGATAAAAGTCATGAGTTTTTATTGAAGTTATTAAAAAATAAACAAGCTAAACAATTAAATAACAATTTGAAAAAAATGGTTTCTAAAAGCAGACAGATAAAAGATAAGAGCCCAGAACAAATCGCCAAAGCCATGAAAAAGTTACAACAACTTAAAAGTTTCTATGGCAAAAGATGAACTCAATAAATCAATATAACCAAATGATCGACTCTCTTACAGAGAGGGGATATTACAAAAGAAAAAACTTTGCGATAGGTGGTGGTGTAATTGAAGGCAAGAATCTAGGATCAAGAGAAGGGTTTGCTGAAATTAAATTTGATTCAAATAAATTATTAAGCGAAATGACTGATGAAGAAAGATATGAGTATATTCAAGACCTAACTAAAAAACAAAAAATTGCAGCTGGTTTAGAAAAAGCTAGAATAAGTAAAAAAGCTCCTCTTTATGTAGAAGCTTTAATAGACTTTCAAAAAGAAGTTGAACAAGCATTTCCACACACTAATTTAATTAATAGGGGAAAAATAGATGCTTCCAAATTACCAAAATCATTTGCACAATTTTTAAAAGATAGGGGTTTAAAAGAAGGAACTTTTTATACATTAAAAAACAATGGTGGATTATTAGAAGCTTCAAAAAATCCTTTTTTTAATCCTGAAGGAGTTCGGTTTGATGTAGGGGTAGAAACAGACATTGCTAAAA